CATAAGAAAATATAGGCACTGACTGAATTAGCTAAATGAGCGGAGAAAAACTTACCACCAAATTTGACGAAGAACCTCGATTTGATAAAAAATATATCTCGAAATTTTAATAATAAGCCTAATATGCGTGATATAGTTGTAAACCGAGAAAACTGTTCTCCTTTGGTTCCGATATAAACAGAGGTAGCCGAATAAGCTACCTCTTTAATTGTATATCGTCTTTTCCCAATCGTCTAACACGGTTACATCCCACCGCGGAAGATCCGGATTAATATAAGTTACTGACCTGCCATACACAGAAAAACTTTTGCCAATAAACTCGTTGATAGCTTCATCCTCTCCTTTTTGCAAACTGATATTCATAAAGACATGCATTTCATCCCAGTTGGTTGGCCCAATGAACAAAGATTCAATGAGCCTACCTTTAACTGGAGCACCGACAATCTGGTCTTTTATTCGCTCAATGAGAGCAATTGCTTCTTCAAATGTCATATAGATTATTTTCCAGCAAATATAAGAAAAAGGTTCGGTTATCCTTTCATCAGCATAATATCTGCTCTCATCTCTATATATTCAGTATATTTTTCTGGATTGTTGGTATAGTCTATCACCCTGTTTATGGCTATTTCCGCTTGCTTTTGCTTTACCTTCGTATAAAAAACGCTCGCATCGGTCGGCAAACTGGATGTGGGCGTTTGGTGGTTAATAGGTTAATTATTAGTGAAATTGAGATTTATTATTTAGGTGTAATTATGGTCATTACTTTTAGTGCATCTGTTTCTCGGTTCAAGTCACGTTCTATTCCTACCGGATTGGCAACTCTTCCTTCAGGATCGTAAACAAAACAAATTAGAGTATCGCAATCAGGGTGTGCGGTGTATCTCTCTATGTCTATCATTAACTGTTCACCTACTTCTTTGGCTCCTAAATTATTCCGAGTCTTCTTCACCTCTATGACAATCTTCTCCTTTTTTAGAAGGAAATCCATACGAGAAGCAGCACCTGCATAAGTTGGCGTCCACTCTTCTGCGCGTACATCATCGAAGTGCAAACGAAGAAGTGCGTGTAGTAAGTCCTGCACATCATATTCATCCACTATCTCGATAGTTGAACGGTTTGCATGACGTTGTTTTAGCTGACGTGATATTTGATGAAAACGATTACAGATATTTTGCACTGTGGTAATTGTATCATTAGAGTCGATGTTAGTACCATCTTCCCTAATTTCTATTTCTGCGATCATGCCATCCATCATTGTAGCACATCTATCTAAATCTCTTAAATATGATTCCTTTATTTTGGTGTTGTGAGTCATTGATGGGCTAATTAATTGTACTTGGGGATAAAAAGCTAAAGCATCAAATCTTTTATAATAATTGGAATTAATTCCAAAAATAGCTTTTATCACGACTTGGGTCTGCTCTCTCCAAGACTGAAAAGGTTTAACTAAAGAGTTTTCGTATACTTTGAGTGAATCGATTTCATTCTGTTGCTTTATAATAAGTTCTTTTGCTCTTTTTTTTTCCATTCTTTTGCTATTTTTAAAGGTTTTCCGCCAGTTTCTTAATATCCTCCTTGCTATTCACAACATGAGTGCTGTCCCCGATCCGGATGGCTCCGACTACTTCGTCGGAAGACTTCTCGAATAGAGCTGTGACTTCCACTCCAAGAGCATCGGCTATCTTGGAAAGTGTTTCAATAGTGGGATTGCCTTTTGACAACGTATTAGCTAATGTAGAACGGGCTACCCCCATTTTGTCAGCTAAATCTTGCAGGGTAATACCTTGCGATTTACAATGTTCGGTTATTCTTAGGTTCATAAGCATGTATTTTTTTACAAAAGTACGTTTATTCTCATTTTATACTATTATAATAGTATTAAATAAGGTTAATATACTAATTAAATAGTTCTTTTTGTTCGCATGCGTACTATTTAAATAGTATATTTGCATCATCAAAGTACAACAAAATAGTATAAACGCTAAAAATATACGATTATGAAACGCTACAACTTATCTCAAATCATGAAAGATGCTCATAGATTATATAATAATGAGTATCAGAGAAAAGGTCGCTCTTGGGGCGAATGTCTGCAAGCTGCTTGGCGTTGGGCGAAAGATGCTGTAAAGGTACGTGCAGAGAAAGAAGCCAAGTTACAAGCTATGGTTGAAGCAAGCTGGGCTGCTCATAATGAAAGAAAGAACCAACCGGCACAACCGGATAGCTTAACTTGGTCTGACTGTTACAATTCAAATAGTAAAGGCTATATGGGCTCTCAATACTGCGGTGATTAAAGCAAAAGAATATAGAAATGAATAAAGAATAAACATTAAATAAAAAGAATTATGAAAGCAACAATAGCAATGACAAAAGAAGCTCAAAAGAGAGGTGAGTATAAAGAGACATCTTTGGATGCATATAAGAAGAACGCAGATTTTCTTATTATCTCATGTGGTTACAGAAGTGCAATCAGCTTTAACAAGCCCGTTGAACTGAAAGAAAGCCGTTCTATCAGCCGTGCAAACTGTGGTGGTCATGTCTATTATGTAACTGATAAGGCACTGGATAAACTGAAAAAAGAATATTCGTGGTCTTGTGATTTCTAATATAGTCCGAAAGTGGTAGTCTTAGACGTTGGCAATAGCGATTAAGTGAGTGCACGCACTGAAATCGAACCGTCAGCCGGATTTTAAAGTATAAACACATAAAATATAACGATTATGAAAAAAGAAAAATATGGCAACAATTGAAATTGAATGTTCAAATACACATTCAATACCAGTATTCAGCGACTTTTTAAATGAAGTACAAAAGCGGTTTTATATTGAGAAAGAAGCTAAGAGTGAATTATATTCTTTTATCATACAGATGGGGCTGTTAGACCAATTTAGAGAGTTTTCTCAGCATTATAAGGGCGTGAATCATCATGCTGCGTGTATTGATATGCTCACAGTATGATTTTTACACGATTATTCAGAAAGGCAGTCTTAGCACGACCTTTGAAGACTGCCTTTTATTTATTAACTTTAAAGCAAAAAAGCATGGATGAAATTTGGAAAGATATCAAGGGATATGAAGGCTTTTACCAAGTATCTAATTTAGGTAGGGTTCGTTCACTTGATTGTGTTATTATTAGGGTAAATGGGAGAACCATGACTAGAAAAGGGGCATTAATTTCACATAAAATTAATACTCAAGGTTATCCAACAGTCAGACTTCACATAAAGGGAAAATATCAAAATATTCCATTACATAGATTAATAGCAGAAGCCTTTATTCCAAATCCAGAGAATAAACCATGCGTAGATCATATAAATACTATAAGAATAGATTATAGTATAGACAATTTAAGATGGGTTACATATAAGGAAAATTCAAACAATCCAATTACTCATAAAAGGAATAAACAGAATTCCTCCTCTAAAGAAGCAATTGCGAAGAAACTCTCTACATTAGTTCGTAATAAAGCGAAAAATGCTCCTAGAAAAGTTTATCAGTTTAGTAAAGATGGTACTTTCATTGCTGAACATGAAAGTGCAAGCGAAGCTGGTAGAAAATTGAATATTTATTGTGGGCACATTTCATCAGCTTGTAATAGATATGCCCACCAAATAACCGCTGGCGGATTTCTATGGTCATATAACAAGAATGAGGTACCAGAATATAAGCCATGCAAGAAAAATATGAGACCAATAAATCAATATGACAAGGAAGGTAACCTTATAAAAAGATGGGATAGTGTTAAATCCATATTGAAGCAATTCAACATCTCAAGATATTATTTACTGCAATGTCTACAAAAGAAAGTCGAGGTTCACGATGGCTTTAGATGGGAGTATGACGAGAAACAGCCTACTTAAAGTATCTAGATTGGGAAACATGACTTCAAGTAGGCTGTTGTTTCTTACTGCTGTAGAAGAATAAGTCTTTCTCTGAATTCTATAACATCTTTGTATTTATCGGGGTTATTCACATAATCAATAACCCTTTCTACGGCTGCTTTAGCTTGTATAGCTCTAGTGCGTGTATAATATCGAATAACTCCCCTACTCTTATCCGAATGACCGAGACAATAATCTATCACTCCATCAGGTATGCCAAGTTCGGAAGCGAACTGGGCGAAAGTTTTGCGGGCAGAATAAAAGCACAATGTCTGTTTGATTCCTAAGTGCTCTTTTAGTTCCCTCATGCAAAGATTGATATATTTTTGCAAATTAGAATAGGTATAAGAATACCCTAAATCCAAAAATCCTTTTTTATTTATGTACTTACTGATAATTGCTTTCGCTTCGCTATGTATAGGTATCGTTATGACTGATTTTCCAGTCTTAGCATGAACAGTCTTGATTCTTTCAAAAGAAAGTATATCCACCGACAAATCAACAGATAATAAATCTTTCAGATTGATACCACACAAATAGAAAGAGAGTAAAAACATATCCCGACCTAAATTCAACCGTTTTCCTTCGACTTCCGCCCTTTGTATTTTCTGAAATTCTTCTATTGAAAGATCGCACTCTTTAGGTTCTGCTGTTGGTATTTTCGTGTACGCAAATGGGTGCACATCCGTTTTCAGAACACCTGATTTTATCAGCTCGTTTATCCGGGCTTTCAGATGGGTCAATCTCAATCCGATGTTCCCATTAGCATAACCTTTCTTTATCATCCACTTTTTAAAATGCTCTACCAATAAAGTATTAATTGCAGGAATAGGTACATCTCCTTCCGAATTAGCAAACACCCGTACAGTCTCCTCATTCATTTTGGCATAGCTTTCCCTACCCTCTTCCCTAATTTCATTTATGCGCTGTTTCCAGAAATCCAAAAACGAAATATGTGAAGGGCGTTCCTTGGACATTATAATCCGCTTTATCTGAATTGCAGAAAAATAGTCTATGCATTCAATAGAATTAAACTTCTCTTTGTATTGTGAAAACACAAATTCAAGCCTTTTATTCATGACATTCGCATCCTTCCGGTAAGCGACTTTACCGTTATCGAATTCTGCAATATCATCTAACAGAAACTCTGTTTTTATGTAGGCACGTTCTTTCTTTTGGGAGATGCAGACTAAGATAGGGAGCCTGCCATCATGTTCCTTAATGGAACTTAAAATTGTTAATCTGATTGTTGCCATAGTCGAATAATCAAAGCACAA